CAAGGTCAGCAATGCCGGTGATTGTGCCACCGGTGATGGTGGCGGATGCTGTGGTTAGAGCGCTGACCGCAGCGGTGCCGCCTGTGATAGCAACAGCGCCAGCGCTTTGGGTGGCGATACTGCCAAGGCCTAGGGTTGTGCGCTGCGCGGTGGCGTCTGCGTCATTAATAAGTGCGCGACCGGCTGCAGTACACGCAATCTCTTCAACGTTGCCGCCACCGGCGCTGCTACGGCCTAGGACAACATCAGTCGTCGCAGTGTTTTGCAGCTTGGCGTAGGTGACCGCATTGTTTGCGATTGTTGCAGCAAAGGAGCCAGTGCCCGAGCCTGTGACATCACCCGTCAGGGTGATGGTTTGGTCGCCGGTGTTGGTGCCGGAGCTGGTGCCGCTGTGGGTGCCAGAGTAGGTGCCGGATTGCGTGGCAAGGGTGCCGAGGCCGAGGGTTGCACGCTGTGCAGCAGCATCCGCGTCATCTAGTAGTGCGCGACCTGCAGCGGTCAGCGGGATTTCTTCGACATTGCCAGCGCCAGCAGTGCTGCGGCCCAGTAATCGATCTGTCGCGCTGACGTTTTGAAGCTTGTCGTATGTAACAGCATCATCGGCAAACGCGGTGGTTCCGAGTTTGGTGGTGCTGGCTTGGTCAAGTTTGGCGAGGTCAATTTCGCCGTTGTCGATGAGGTCGACACCAGCGGCGACTAGATCTTTGGCGGTGACCTTTTTGGTTTCAGATGCCGAAATGTCCGCAATGGGTAGGACATCGGTAGCAGCGACACCAGCCTTGGGCAGCGCTGTAAGTTGGGTAATACGCTGATCAGCCAAGGCTCGGCTCCGCTAATGGGTACTGCTTGACCCAGTTTAGTCCTCGGATTCTTGCAGCAGGAAACCTAGCGAGCGTTCCAGGTAGATGCGGTCTTCGTCTTCTTTGAGGATGTAGCCGACTGGTTCGCCCACCAACAGCTTAATTTCACCAGTGGTTACAAAATCTAGGGTGCAAGTAATTGCCGTGTCGGTATCAACGCTGATGCCGGATGCTGTAATTACAGCTTCAAATTCGTAATAGACGGACGTTTCAGTAGCGTCAAGCGCTTGATCAACAACGTACAAGGCCAGGTCGCATGTGCTGCCGATGTCTACACGTTGCAGGGTCTGCAACAGCATTAGTGGCACTTCTTTGATGCCTGTACTTTTGTAATCAAAAAGGCAGTCGATACGGCCGCTGCCACTGATAAGACCAGCAGCGAACTGTGTTTTGAACTTGTCGCTGAGGGATGTGGTGTCTACTTGATCGCGGGTTGTGTTGAGTTCGTAGCTGGTTACATTCCCGAGTACGCGGGATACACTGTCGCGGAGCGTAATTGTGACAGGAAGAGGTGCGCCAGCAAAAGCCGTGACGGTGTATTCGGCACTGCGGTTGTTGTTGACGGCTTCGTTGAAGGTGTCAAACAGGCGCAGGCCGCCAACGGCGTTGACGTTGACGTAAGCGGTAATCGTGTCTTCAACTACGGCGCTGCCCCAGTTGGACGAGGCAAAACACACCAAGCCGCGTGGGTCGGTGGTGGCAATCTCGATGCGGTCGCCCGTTACGAGGTTGTCGCCAGAGCGTGACAGGCCCACCCGGTTAAGGGAGACCGTCACGTCGTCTGGCGTGATTTGATCCTCAAACGTGCTTAATCCGGCTTGGCTGCCGCGCTTCAGCCGGATATTGCCTGTCGCACCAAGGAAGACGGCCATTATGCGGTAACGACCTCAGTGAAGTCGCCGTCCATGGTGAACTGGATTGGCACCGTGCTCAGTTCGCCGGTGCTGACGCTGACCTGGGCGCTGGTGATGTAGGCGTTGAACTTGATGTCATCCTTGGTGTCGCCGCCCACGTTCAGCTCAAGAAACACACGGTCAGACTCGGTGGCGGCGCCACCTTTCATGATTTTGTTGAGCAGTGCCGTGAACTGGGTGTAGCTGGAGCTTTCGGCACCCTCCAATCGGTAGTAGATGAGCGTGGCGCTGCCAGTTGCGCCTTTGACGCCGGGGGTAAAAGTGTTGACGGTGCTGTCGATGGCGTTGGTTGACAGCAGCTCAACCGTAGTGTCTACCGACCAATCGCGGATCTTGGCTACCGGCTTTCCGTCAAAGGTCAGCGACCCGGAGCGACCTGTAAAGAAAGCCATGGCGGCTACGACTCGTGTAATGCCTCTAGTTTAATGGCGGCCTAGACAACAGCTGTCAATTCAATTGAGACGGAACAACGACCAGCGTAGAAGTGCTGGATCTTGGGTTCTGCCTCGTAACGCCAGCGAGTGCCAGGCGGTGCGTTCAGTCCTGTGGTATTTGGCCAGCCCGTAAAGATCACGGTTGGAAGCGTGAACGTGCGGAGCGTGCCATAGGTGCTGTTGTAATCGTCAAGAAACAGCTGGCCGCTTGCGTTGGGGATGTTTTCGTAGCTGAGGCTGATTTTTGCGTTGGTACGTAGGGTGCCGTACAGGATGCGAATCTCGGCGCCAGACTGCGCGTTGTAGCGCTTGATAGGCCAGTCGCCGGGCGTGAACTCGCGGGACGTTGGTAGCAGTGAGGGGAAGGCCATTACTCCAGTACGCGGAAGCTGGCTTCTGTCAGCACGTCCTTAGCCACAATGCTAGCGCCAGTGGAATCGACGGGGACTTCGACGGCTGTGATACTGACCAGACCGTCGCCATCTATGGTTAATTGCTCAACTTGATATACATTGACACCGGCCTCTAAACTCAACAGCGTAAACAAACAGCCGTAAAGCGAAGAATCTGTAACTGTATTGTTTGCAATTTCAATACGCTGCTCTCTTACAGAACCTGTTTGCGGGTTGTAAACAAGAGCGTCGTATGCGCCATTTGCAATGGTGCTAATACTTACTAATGTTCCAGCATCTGTGATGCCGCCGTTATTTGTTGCACTGTAACTAGTGGACTCGGTGATGACGCGGATGTACGAGCCCGGCTGAATACCAAGCGCGTCAGGCACGGTTTTGAAAGAAACCGTGTGAGTAATACGGCGGCGGACGCTCAGCAGGAACCGCGCAGTAAGTAGAGCTTGGGCGCGGTTGGTGCAGAACTCGGTGAGGTCGAATACCTGTTGTGTTGTGGCGCGGCTGCCTTCGGGGATGTCGGCCCAGTCCACCAAGGCAGAGGCTTGCGTGGGAAGGTCGTTTTCTACGGTGACGCGGTAACTCACCAAAGCCCTGAAGTTGGAGCGCTGGGCGGCGTCGATGTACTGCACCTGCAGCGAGTTTTCGATAATGTTGCCGGCTGTGAAGATCTGCTCAACGGCAATGGGACTTGTGCTGATGGTGTAGTTGCTGTCGTAAGGCAATGCGGGCATCATGCCAAAACGACCGTTTTTGATCGTGAAGCTGCACAACTGGAGCGAGGCGGTGTCGTACAACAACGACCGCAGGCTTTCGCTTTCTTCCAGCACGCCGTCAAAAAAGATTTTGTTGGCCCGGAGGAAGCGTGCTGTGGTTTCCAGGGAGTCGGTGTCCACTAGTTCCGTGGGCACGACGTTACCTACGCCTTGGCTTTTGCTGGTGAGTAGGTAGTACACCAAGTCCGCAAACAGGTTGCTGGGTGCGATGTCTTTTTCGATGAGGCGGTAGACGTTGATGCCGGTGGGCACCCATAGGCGCATCTGGTCCACGCTGCTGATCTGGCCGTTGGATTTAACGGACAGCCCCACGGTGGACATGCCGTAATACTCGGCTAGATTTTCGTTTGAGGTGTACTCGTTGACGTAGACGATTTGGTGTTCTGGCTGGTTTTCGTTTGACTTGGTAAGTTCTAGGTAGTGGCTGCAATCCGAGACCTGCGAATTTTCTTCAAATACGCGACCCAAGCTGCGGTCAATGGTTTGGATGGGAGGGGTTGTTTGGGTGGTTGTGGCAGTTACGCTGAAAGCCCAAGCCACGCTTGTGTATCCCTTGGCGTTACCAAACACACTGCCTACAGTGCTGCGCTGAATAGTAAACGCATCGCCATTAGCCCATGTGCCGGTGGATGATACGACGGAGATGCTGATGCTAGTCCAGTAGTAGGTAGATCCGGTAGTGTTGACGTAATCTTGGCCGATGTCCACACCAGCTCTGCCGTTTGTAGAAGTTGCAGTCAGACGAAGCGTGATATATCTATCGCCATTTGGTTTGTAATGTTGAACGTCTGCCGATACTTGCTTCCCTTGGTTGTCTTTTGCCATGCCTAACAAGCTGCTGTACCAAGCGTGTTTGATGAGTTGAGTGCTTCCGTTGTTTGAAGACGGATCACCCATAAACGCAACGCTTGTGGGTGCGTTTCGTATTACTCCGGGAGTTTCTGTAATTGTCTCGCTAGGATCTGCAAGCAATTCACGGTTATAGGTAAGATCCGAAATTGTTACAACTTCGCCGGTGGTGGTGAGGCGAAATGCACCGTAAGGTGTGGCGTAATCTTCGCCGATAAGGTCGCCGTTGATTGCGTCTAGGCGTGTTGCAAGGTTGGTATCGATGCTGTTGATGGCAATATCGGAACCGGTTCGTGGCACGAACTTGTACTCGTAGTAGCCGCTGGTGCGAGGGCGTACACGTAGGTAGTTGAACTGGTCTGTGGGTGAGTTGCCGGTGACGCAAAAGACGCGTGGGATGCGGACCCATGCGTCGGGCGCGGATGCGCTATAGGTCTGGACGGGGCGAACCCACAGCGAAAAGCAAGACGTGCGCTTGAAGTATTTATCCATGCGCGGCGTGGTAAGCGTGATGTTCGCTTTATCCATCTTGTGCAACCGGCCGTTAGCGCCAGAAGAGGGGATGGCGTTGAAGTTGCACAGACCGTTGGCGCGGTTCCAGACTTGACTTTGGATACCAAACTCAATTACTTCTGCATCGCGGCGCACGGGTCTGAAGTGAGCGGCGTGGTAGCGACAGATGTTATAGAAAGCAGCGCCGCAGTGCTTCCTAGGGTTGAACTCTCCGCCTTCGTAGCCACCCAGAGGTTCGCGGATAGTGCGTGTTCCAGGAATGCCAATCTTGTTGACGCCAATCACTTCAATGCACTTAAAGGTGACCTGCATGTTTCTGCCAGGCTTCCAAATTTCTCTGTTGCGTGCCGTTACTGTCCAGACGCTTCCGGCGATGACCCAAGTGGAGCCGATTGTTAGGAGGTCTGCAGCACGAATCCTCCAAGATTCTGAGGAGCTTTTAAGATCCTTGAGGTCGATTTCTGTGTTCTTAAAGCCGCCGCCGTCGGGGTCTTTAGGACTTCTATTTTCTAGTTCTTCGTAATCTTTACCATTGATTTCAAAAACCAGAAGATCGTCTTTCTGAATTGTTATCTCTGTGCGGTCTTCGTATTCAGTAGTTGTACCGCCACGAGTATGTTTAGTAAAACCCATGCGGCGGGAGTATGCGCGTCCTACCCCGGGCATTCCGAGTTGGGCCAAGTCTTCAATGGGTTGTCCTTCATACTTGTGGAGCACGTCCGCGAAAGACCCGGCGATTTTGCGGCGTCTTGCTTGGGTTTCTGTGCGAGCTGCTTTGATTGAGTCGTCGTCGTCTTTACCTGAAAAGTCGGGGTTAGTGCTGGCGTAGGGCGCACTGACGACTTCCCAGTTGAAGCGGTATGCACTGCCGTTATGGATGGGCGTAGATGTACCAAACGCAATGTTGTTCTGCGGGTTGTACGCCATTGAAAACCCGCTGCTGAATTCACCATCAGCGGTGGGCGATGTAAAGATCTGACGGCCGTTGGTGCCGCCGTCTTCTGTTTGTGTGCCGGCAATTAGCCGCGCTGCTGTTGGGCGGTTATTGCCGAGTGTGGATGACCAGAACAGTGCGTAGTCTTGACCATTAAGACTATCCAAAGCTGCGGTGCCGAGGCGAACGCCGCTCACCTTGGGCGTGGTTACGCCGTATTCACCAGCTACGTAGATTGCCTCAAAGGCTTGGTAGGTGCCATAGGAGTACAGGCGGCTCCAGACGAGTGCGGGAGCGAGGATTAGGCCGCCGGTTAGGGCGCCGTCGGAGCCGGTGCCGCGTTTGCCAAAGGGGATGGGGATGGCCTGGCCGTACTCGGCAAGGCTGGATACGTTGTCGAAACTGGTGGTTTGGTTAAAGCGGGTAGGGCCGATTTGGTCGGCTAACTTGCGGCCTCGGATTCGGGCAGGTGATTCCAGCGCCGGTGCTTTTGGTGCCAGCAGCAGGCTGATGGCAGTCAAGGCCAAGCCGATGGCAATATTTGTGAAAATTACCGTGGTAGCAGATTTTGCTGCGAAAAATCCAATAGCCGCAGGAATCATTGCCGCGTAAATTTCTGGTACGTTTTCGTACTCAGCGGGTCGCGTATATACTGCTTCGTGCGCGTAACGGACGAACTGTCGATACTCCTCTTCGCTGCAATCCAGGGCTTGGATCAGCGAGATTTCATACGGTAGGAGCGGCGGATTGTAAGACTTGCCGCCGGTTTCCAGTCCACGGCGGAAATCAAGGGGTTTATGAATAGGATTCCACTCTGCCATGCGACACCAAAAGTGGGCGGCTGGGCCGCAATCAAAGCGATGTCCCCATCATAGACAGGGCGGTCAATGCGGCTGCAATGCCTGTTCAATTCCTGCAGGATGCCACGGTTGCTTAGTGTGTACCAAGTGTCGGCTACACCAGGTGGGTCAAAGCCCATTTCTTTTAAAGCGTCGACTACCAGATGGATACAGTCATCGCCGCCGTACTCAAAAGGACGACCGATGAAATGATCACACACTGATTTGGGCAGTAAAGGGGATGCTGCCAACCTGCCAGCGGTGCAGGCGGCGACCTGGGACGTTGGCTTGTACGGCGTCCAGTACAGAATTGAGCGTCATCTGGATATTGGTTTCGTCCCAGCCGCCGCTAGAACAGCTGCCCCAGTAGCTATACAAAGTCCGCTGCACGGCACCACTTGCTGGATCCCATAAGACGGTGGTGACCTTGGCGACCCACAGGCTGTCTAGCGCTTCAATAATCCACGCCCTTGTAATTTCCAAGTTGGCAAACTGGAGCGTTGCGTCCAAGTTGTCGCCCTGCAGGGTCGCCACTGCACCGCCAAAGCTGAACGGCAGGAATAGATAGCCGTTGACGTTTTGGTTGATGGCGTAGTTCTGGAAGCGGTATTGGGCGGCAGCTCCGGTTGGGCCGATTTCCAGTAGGTGGCCGTAGGCGTATTCCATTAGATTCCGACGCTCCGTCGGGTGGCGGCACTTGTTTTAAGGCTACGCATTGCCCGCTGCTCACCTTGGACTGCACCTTGCTGTGCGGCTTGGGCCATGCCGCGTTGGAACTGATCGGCGGTGACGTAGTCCACGCTGTTGATGCGCTCCACCGTGTAGCGCACGTCAATGGCACCACCGCCGCCACCGCCCATGGGACCGCCGCCACCGCCGCCTGCGCCGGGGATGACAGAGGCGCCGCGTGCGCCAGCTGCATACCGACTCATGGCGCCACGCATTTTGCTGGCTGGAATGACGTACTCAGCTTCGCCGCCTTCGCCCACAATTGCGCGGGTAGGGCCGGTGACGAAGCCGCCTTCGGCAAAAGCAGGGCCAAAGTACGCAGCACCGTTGGGCGCAAGTGCACCTGGAGTGCCCCTAGCGGCACTACTACTGGGACTCGCAGCGCCTGCCGCACCACTAATAAAGCCCAGGACAGTTTCAAGAATATAAATTTCAATCAATTTGGCGATCATCTTGGTTGCCATATCCAAGAAGTGTTGACCTACACTCTTAAAGAAAGCAGCAAGCGCTTCTTGTCCTGTCATTGCTCCGGTAACAAGACCTGTAAATGCTTGCTGGAAGGCGTCACCGATAGCTTTGGCGCCAGCAATAACTTGGTTGATAGGATCGGTCAAATCGTTTAATTCGCCACGAAGAACAGTTACGGCATCCTGCAACCGCTGTACGTCTGTGGGACCTTTGCCAGGGCCTTTAGACGCTTCACCTTTAATAGCGGCTTGCTGATCTTTGTATATCTGAAGCTGTTCTTTTAGTTTGTTTGTACTTAAACCGTCTGCTTCCGCTTTAAGAATAGCTAAGTCGGTAATTTTAATTTGCTCTGTGACAAGATCTAACTGCTGTGCAATCATCTTGTCGTAGTTAGCAATACGCTCAGCTTCCGCAGGCAACATGCCTTCTGTGATTAGGCGGTTATAAGTTTTTGCATACTGAGCTTGAAACTCTTGTTCTTTACGAATTTGAACAAAGGACGCAACACTTTGTTTGACAGCAGCAGCCGCCTGCAGTTCCTCTTCAAATTTATTCTGTCTAATTGCGCGTTCTTTGTCTGCAATTTCTAAAAGTAACTTGTCAATACGAACTTGAGCAACTTTATTTATAAGAGTTTTTTCGCTTTCGTAGTTAGCGCTTAAAATCGCTTTTACTCGATCGCGTTCGATGTCTGCACGAGCTTTATCTTCTTCTGCGGACAAGGCAAGAAATTCACGACCCGCGAAGAGGGCATCTCTGATTTTATCTTCGGCATCACGTATAGCCATTAAAGCATCAAGATCTTCTTGTAGTTGCGCTGTCCTATCCTCCGGCGGTTTTGGTCCCTTAGCTTTAGCGCCACCTGTAGGGCCAAATTCGCTTGGGACTTGGAAGGATTGGACGGGCGTGCCGGGACGGGGTATTCCAGCAGGCCAGTTTGCTCCATCCATTCCCGCGTTCAGGTTTAGCGAAGTAGCTAAGCCGCCTTTGCCGCCCCCTCTGAGGTTGTTTATTGCAGATAGGGTTGCGTAAATTGCGCTAAGCCCTGGAATCATGTTTGCCAGTGCTGTAGCTACAACTTGAACAGTCCCTGGAATACTGTAAAAAGCAGTAGCAAATTTAACGCCTAGCTCTACAACGTAAGCGCCCAGTGAAACAATTTGCCCGCTAATTTTTGCTAACTCCACAAGCGCAGGTGACATCGCTTTGACCATACGGTCAAATGCCGATACAACTGTATTTTGCGTGCTAGTAAAGCTGGTATTTATACTTGTGGTGGCGTTTGCAAACGCATTGGTCATTGCGGTTGCAGTTTCTTCGTAGCTATTTTTAACTTTTGTAGCTCCTGTAGTGCCTGCGTTGGCTACTTCAACGAGGGTATCGATTAAACTTTGGGCTGATATTTCGCCATCTTTAGCCATTTGAAGCAGTTCGGTCCTGCTTACGTTGTATTTATCTGCCAGTGCTTGTTGGATATTTATGCCTTGACTTGTTAGTTGATTGAGGGTTGCTTGTGTTACTTTTCCGGATTCCAGTGTGCTGGTAATTGCGTTGCCAGTTTTTTCAAAGGATCCGCCGTAGGCTTCTGTAAGACGGGTTACAAGCTGGATTGCTT